CTGACGGAGCAGCTTGCATTGCTCAATCGCATCCGCGATCTGGCCGAGGCCGACAAGGCCGGTCGGCTGATGGTGCTGCCGTGCAAGGTGGGAGATACGGTGTGGGCTGCCAGTGGCAAAATCATCAAGTGCGAAATCGACGAAATGTACCTGTGTGACAGCGGGGGTATTGAGTTTCTTGTGTCGTTTGATTGTGACGGTGCCGACTGTAAGAGATGCCCATTTAACAACTGGACGCAAGATTGTTCCGGTGAGTGCTACTGCGACTGTGAATACGGCAACGGCTCATTCAAGGATAGTGACATCGGTAAAACAATATTCCTGACCAGCGAGGAAGCCAAAGCGGCATTGGAGGCAATGAAGGATGAATGACCTAAAACCGTGTCCGTTTTGCGGATATAAAGGTGTAGAGATACTTGCGGATGATAACGAGTATTTGTACTATCGGTATTTCGCGCAGTGTCAGAGTTGTGGGGCCGTTGCAAGGCGAGGTCACACGAAAGAAGATGCTGCTAAGGAATGGAACAGGAGGACTGACAATGGGCAAATACATTAACAACACCAGCCGTTTATGTGTGGCTCCCATGCCGGAAGCGGACGTTTTCGCAAAGGAACACTTTGCTGAAGGCTTTCCATGCGCCAAAGACACGGCAGACGCTTTTAAGCGCTTGCAGGATGACCTGTACGCACAGGGCCTAATTACCATAGAAGGGCTTAAACGACTGAACGAGTTGATTGATGAGTGTGCGCATGGGAATGAAGGAGGAAATGACAATGGCTGAATATAAAATCTGCTTTAGCGTAGCCGGGGCGTTTGGCGCTCAAATCAGCTTTGAGGCAAAATCCGGCGTATCCTATGAGGACGCTGCGGCGGCCATTGACAAAGACAAACTGGCGGAGCTGATGTGCCTCGACACCTTGGGCTATTCCGCAAAGGACATCGAGATTATCACGCCAGAACAGTACGAGGCGGAATTTGGAGGGGATGAGGATGGCTGAATACATTAAGCGGGAAGCAGTGCTTAGAGCTGTGCAGGGACAGCGCAGCCCATGCCGAAGCCCTGCACAAAATCGGATGCTTGACTGTCTGAAAGCGGCTGTCATTCGCATTTCTGCCGCCGACGTGGCCCCAATCGAAGCGCTGGAACGTCTGCGGGACGAGCTGTGCGAGCAGGATCTAATCACCATGGAGGGGCTGAGAAAGTTGAACACGCTGATTTGGAAGTACACAACGGTGCATGACGGAGGATGAACACATGGATGTTGCTGGAAGAAAAGTTGTCAAAACGAGGGTTGACCATGTTTGCTTTGGGTGCGGGCGAAAATTTTGCCGAGGGACTATGATGGAACGCAGTTGTGTTTTTGATGGAACTCCGTGGACGTGTTATCTATGTGAGAGTTGCCAAAAAGCCTCTGCGGAGCTGGGCTGGCAGGATGAGTACGGATTCGGAGACCTTCGTGAACGTGCGCTTGAGATTGAGAGGGCCAAGATGGACGGCGAAAGTACGGAAGGAGAGGTTGAGCATGGGATGGGCAGCAAAGAATAACCCTGTTGCACAAGCGGCAAGACGGGGAGAAATACCACCGAAGAAACCGCCATTGGGGAAAAAGGCTGTGCGGCAGATCATGGCGGCACGTATGGAAGAACTGATTTTTCCGCCGAAAGTACGAGAGATGCTGGCAATGATGAGCGGAGAGGAGAACCCGTATGGACACAAACTGTAAACACAAGGAGACAAAAACTTTTGCCCCCCACTGCGCGGCGACGCTGATTGATGCTGACGAAATCCTGAAAGCAGACGAAAATTCCGATAGGAGGCATCGTATGGAGTTGGAAAGATGTCCATATTGCGGCAAAACGGCGAGACTTGTCAGCATTCAAAATGGCTTTGCCATTGTGTGCAACGATAAAAACTGCCTCGGCCAGATGCAGATTCATTTCGGGAGTTGCAACAACGAGGAGATCTTCTTGGAGAAACTTGTGTCCAACTGGAACAAGAGGGAGCCGGAGATCAATGCTGTTGTGTCTGCGGTTGAGTGCATAGAGGAATACCGTAACACGGTATATGAAGAAACTCAAGAGCCATACGACGAGCATGGGCATTGTTGTATCGCAGTGCTCGATGAAGTCATCAACCGCCTGAAATGCTTCACATCTTTCACCGCTGTTAAAACATGGATCAGGACAAGGAGAAAGCCATGAGTGTTGTTTACGAAAGCCAGTGTCACGTAACGTGTGATAACTGCGGGAAAATTGATATGACATCGGATGCCGTGGTCGTGACGCGGTGCAAAAATTGTCGGTCATACAACAAACCGAAAACGGGATGGTGTGAAGTCCATCTCGACCGTGAACATCCGGACGATTTTTGCAGCTATGGCAAGAGAAAGGGCGGAGGTACTGAATGGAACGAAAAGACTGGCTGATTATAGCCTTTTGGACGATGGTTATAGCCGCTGGCATTGCGCTTATCGTGTTTTATTTCAAAAGCATTTTAACCGCCGACATTCCACTGTGGCTGAAACTGTACTTGTTAAGGGGGAAGTAAGATGGCCAAACAATCTGGATACTTGCAACGGTGGGAGAACGAAACCAACCGGCTGCTTCAGGCAACGATGGTTATAACCTCGCAGTATGACATTGATACCTTGCAAATCGCGATCCACCAGTCGGAGGGCTGGGGCTATGACCGCATTATGAGGCTTACCGAAGCATGGGCAGAAGTGAGAAAAGAATACAGGCCGGCGCTGGACTACAAAAACCCGGCGGCGGACGTGTGCCAGGAGCATATGGACCGGGTGCTGAAAGAGATCATCCGGGATAAGGCGGAGCTGATTCCGCACGCTGAGCGGTACAAAGATTTGAGAAAAGTGACGTATGGAGGACGGAAATGAAGATCGGGCAGACGGTAGAGGCGAAGTTCAAGACGCTGCCGGTGGAGCGGGCGAAAAGCGAGCGGTCAAGCGTGGAGCTGTGCCCGATGCGGACGGGGCGGGTGACATGGGTACACCCCAAGGGACGGTTTATCACCGTGACGACCAAAACCCTTGGCGGGGACGTGACGGAGAACTTTTTGCCCGGAGAGGTCCGGGCAGTCTGAGAAAGGGGGCGGAGGACATGGCAGAGACGCTTGTAAATTTTGTGCTCCTGTTTGCGGCGGCGGGCTTTGCGGTCTATGAGGCGAGCAGCGGGAATATTGCCATGACGGTATACGCCTGCACGCTGCTGGCGCTGTTTTCTTTGCTTTGGAAGATGGAAAGCATCGAACGGCACTTAAAACAGCTTTATGAATTGCTGGAAGGGGAGGGGGACGATGGAGAGGACTGAGGACCGCAAGCAGGGCAAGGAACTGCCGGTCTACGCGGTACGGCTGCGGGAATTGCGGCGGGCCAGAGGCATTAGCAGCCGCCGGGTATCGGAATACTGCGGCATGAGCCACGGCATGGTACGCTTCTACGAAACCGGCATGAAGGAACCGAAGGCAACGGCCCTGATCGCTCTGGCGGATTTTTACGGTGTCAGCGTGGATTACATCCTGGGCTTGGAGCCGGAATAAAAAATTTTTCAAGTGGCTACTAAAGTTTCCCAAATCCGGGGAACCTTGTGAAATAATAGAGAGTGAGAAGAAATAAATTCTTTTCACTCTCTGTTTTTTCAAGGGGAAGGAGGCCGCAAATGGAACTGGAACCGATGGATACAGCGGAACTGACTGCACAGCAGGAACGCTATGACGCCATTGCCCGTGCCACAAGCGACAGCCTTGCCCTTTTTTACTGCTGTATTGAATTTGACCGCCCTTTCGATATGCTGGCGGTGCCAAAAGAACCGGACGTGGGCGAGAAGTGGATCGCCTATCTGGACAATCTGCGGGTCAAGAAGCTGGACGTGCGCCGTGGGGAACGCCTTGGCTTTCTGGACGGGCTGACGGACATTACCAAGATTTTCGGCGAAGGGCTGTCCGCCGGGGAGTTCACCAAGGCGGTGGGCAACGAGAAGTCTGCCCGGAACCGGAAGGTGGGGACGGCACAGCAGAGGAAGAACTGGGGCGAGAACTCCGCAAAGAACCCCTACACTTCTGAGGACTATGACGAGCTGGACCGTATTTACGAGGCACTGGCCAGCGACCTGATGGCGGCGGGCGGCGTAAGCGTGAAGCAGGAGTTCATTCTGCGGGACTGCGCAAAAATGACGCTGGATCGGGACAAGATGCGGGCCATCGGCCAATATGACAAGGCTGCCAAGCTGAACAAAATGGTTCAGGACAACCTGTCCAGCGAGGGACTGCGGAAACGGGATGCCAAGCCGATTGATGACTTGAGGATTGACGGCATTGTGGACCGGCTGGAAAAGGCGGGGCTTTTGAAAAACGGAAAGCAGTGTTCCCCGGATGAAATGTTTGAGATTCTGTTTCACCGGCGGCCCAAGTATTCTTACACAAAGGATGCCGCCGAACAGATTCTTTTGTACATGGCCAACACAACGCGGGTCAATGACGGCCTTTCGGAATTACCGACGCTTCCGCCGGATATGCGGCTGCGGGATGATTTGGGCGAGTTTGCGGAGGAACCTGACGAACAGGAAAAAGAGTCGTACAAAGAACTTGGCATTGTTAAAATGCCGCCGGTAAAGAAAAAATGATTAGAAGCCGGGACAGCGGAGTAGCTACCGTTTCCTCTCCCATACAGAGGATCACCGGTTTTTAATACAAGTCTGTATGGGGGACGTTATGAAAAAAGTTTACACAGTGTATCGCCATATCACACCGGATGGGAAAATCTATGTTGGTCAAACAGGAGACGATCCGGTAAACAGATGGGGGAGCGGGACGAAATATCGCGCAAATGAGGCGTTTACAAACGCCGTAAATTTCTTTGGCTGGGGGAATATTCGACACGAAATTCTTTATCAGGGGACGAGTGAAAGCGAAGCCAAAGAATTGGAACGGTCTTATATCCGGCTATGGGATACGATGAACCCGGAAAAGGGGTACAACATTTTGCCGGGAGACATGAGCAGACCAGTTCTGTGTGTTGAAACAGGGGTTGTTTACGATTCTATCCATCAAGCGGCAAGAGAAATCGGAATCAAACGGGACTGCATAAAAGATGTTTTGTCAGGCCGCTATATAACGGCGGCTGGGTTCCATTGGTGCTTTGCTGAAAATGCCGAAAATTTTCAGATAGATCAAACCAGAAGATCCACGGCAAAAAAGAAAGTGGTCAATTTAGATACTGGCGAAGTATTTGAATCGTTGGCGCAAGCGGCGAGAAAGTGCAATACGACAGCCCAAGGCATCGGACAGGTTTGCAAACATTTGCCGAATCGAATCCGCGCAGGCGGCTGTCGGTGGGCATACTTTGAGGAGGTGAGTTGATACCAATGGCAAGACGATCCGGAAAGGTTTGGTCTGCGACTTCTGGCTGGGTTCAGAAAAAAGAGACGGAAACCAGAAATTACGCAGACTATGAGGACGCGTGGTATGCGTTCCTGATCTGGACAGGCCGTTGGTATTAGCACCCCGACATTCTGGCGGACATTCTCCGCAGTGATGACAGCGATTTTAAGACATTAGAACTGCTTCAACGCATGATGATGCGGGCCTACGCCCGCAATCAGGAAGTTGCGATCACCGGCACCCGCGGCATGACAAAAACCTACACAAAGCTGCTGACGGAGATGGTAAACGGCGTTGTGTGGCCGGGAACACAAGTGTTGTATGTGGGACCGGCACTAAAACAGCTGGCGGGTATCGGCGGGAAAACCTTCCGCGCCTTGGAACATGACTATGCGGCCCTTGCCAAGCACTGGCGGGTCAGCGCGGAGAGCAAGGACGACTTCAAGATTGAGACGGACGGCGGAAGCGCCTTTTACATTGGGGCCAAGCGTGGCGATAACATTCACGCAGCTACCGCGGAGGAGTTCGCCCAAGAGGAAAACCCGCCCTTCGACTTTGACGAATACACCACCGTTGTACTTCCGGCGGTTCGTCTGCGGCACAACGTAAACGGAGAACCGGACCCCAACTTTGTGGCATACAAAAGCCATTCTATCACCAGTGCGGGGCGCAAGCAGAACCACGCCTATCAGGTACGGTGCTCCGTATTGAAAGCCATGCGGAGAGGGGAAAACTCCTTTGCGGTGGATATTCCGTGGCAATGCGTGATCTTACAGCAGATGCGGCCCTATTCCTGGGCACAAAAGCTGAAAGAGAAACTGACCATTGAACGGTGGATGCGGGAGATGGAGAGCCGGTACACCGGCGCGGACGAGTTCCCCGTGCTTTCCGACGAGGTGCTGACGGATTCCCAGCGGGTGCTGGTGATGGAGACGGAGCACTGCTGCAAGGACCCGCACCCCAAGCTGGACCCGGAGGAAGTTATTTACATCGTGGGCTATGACGTTTCCTACGAGGATTCGGCAAAGAACGCCAAATGCGCCTGCGTGGTGATAAAGCTGACGCGGCAGCGGGAATACCTGAAACGGGACCGCTTTTTGAAGCAGCTGGTTTACATTGACGATTGGCCCCCGCCGGACCAGAGCAAGGCCCAGGCACGGCGGCTGAAGGCCATTTGGAACCGATTCTGCTATGACGGCAGCCAAACCTACATCGCCATCGACTCGTGGCAGTATGGCCGGGGCGTTTTAGAGGACTTGATGACCGACTTGGGGGACGGCCTTCCGCCCCTGTGTGTGAAGAACCACGCGGCCTACGCGGCGGCGGAGCTGCCGGGAGCCATTCCGGTGATCTACCCCATCAAGGCAGGCGGCACCGGCGTGACGGACCCGGACTTTGAAATGCTGAAATACGCGCAGACGGAGTTTGAGCACCACAACGTTGAACTTCTGACGCTGAACGCCAACGAGGGTGTGGAGGCGTATAAGCGCGCCCACCGCATCCGGGATGATGACCGGGATTACCAGTTCGCACAGCCCTACCAGAAGTGCCGGGAGCTGTCCGGCCAGATACAGAACCTGAAGCTGGTGCCCAGCGGGGCGGGGATGAGCGAGAAGCGCATTTCCAAGGCCATTCAGCGCGATAGCTGGTCCGCCACGAAATATGCCCTGCGGCTGGCCCAGCTGATCGAGCGAGAGGAACTGCTGACGGAGATCCACGGAAAGAACAAGAGTGACTGGGCGTCGGCGCTGGATCGGTTCAAAGAAAACAAAGTGGCACCGCCTATCAGCACCGGAGGCAGCGGACGACTGGTGACGGCGCGGCGGGGAGGCCGGAGGTTTTGACAATGGCTCAACGGAAGAAACGATACCGGTTGTACGCCATGGGGCGGACCCGGAAAACGGAAGAGATCGCGTATGAAACCCGGTTTTACCGGATCTGCGCAGGGTACATTCTTCTGTATCTCACCGGACGGAAAAAGCCGGAGGGCGCAGTGGAGGTGGCCGGGGCGGACCTGGACCGGTTGACAGACGGGGACCGCTTGTGGCTGGCAGACTGCAACACCATGATCCTGGCAGAAGCGGCGGCCCAAGCGGGCGTAACGCCGGAAGAAGCGGAGAAGCAATGGGTCAGCACTCTGGACCGGCTGGAATGGGAATTGCAGAAGGAGCGGGAACGCATGAAGGGAGGCGGGGAGCATGGACCTGCAAACTGAATTGAGGTCGGTGCAATTCGCCTCGTACCCGAAGATATTCGGAAGGCTGCGGGAACTGGCGGCACAGTACGGCGATCTGCCCATGGATGCCGTAAGCAGCGCGTTTATGCGGGCGGCCAGCAACACTTACACACGGAATAACCCCTACATTCAGAACCGCCGTGTAAAGGCCATTTCCTCGCTTCCGGTGAATTACAGCAAGGACAAGGTGGCGGAGATGCTCACCGCACCGGACGGCAATGAACAGGGCCTGCGGCAGGTGGCCCACGCGCTGGAATGGACGGCGTATCCCCTGTTTCACACCCGGAAGGTGTACACGGAAATGCTGACCTACCACAGCTACATTGCCCCGGAGTATGCCACAGAGGAAGAAGCGAAGCGGGAGGACTTCCTGCGGGAATGGCAGCTTTTGGACAAGCTGCGGAAAACGCTGGACCCCAAGGCCACGGCCCATGAGATCGCGGGGAAGGTCTTGCAGGAGGGAAAGGTTTTCTACTATCCCAGAATCAGCGTGGACAAGCCCCACAACAAGGTAAACCACGCCTTTTTACAGCAGCTTCCCAGCGACTGGGTAAAAATCGTGGGATTCAACAACGTGTCGAAATACACGGTGGCGATGAACCTGATGTACTTTATGCAGCCAGGGGCGGACCCCTTGCAGTTCGGAGACCTGCTTTTGCCCTATCTGGATGACTTCTACGCATCGGCGGAGCGGGCACCGGAGGGCACAGGGAAGCGGGTGATCTTCGCGGCGCGGGACCGGGTGGACCTGAACGTGCTGGAACAGCGGAGGAAGCAGACCGGAGGCCGCTTGGCGGGAGACCCGGAGGTATACTCCCAGAACGGGCGGTGGTTCTACTGGGTGACGCTGCCGGTGGACAAGATTTTCACCTTTGAGGCAGACGATGTATCCCGGAACGCCATTTCCCCACTGGCGGGGCTGTATCTCTCTCTGGTGCAGATGGCGCAGTACGAGCAGATCCAACTGGAACTGGTGCAGAACCCCCTGATCGCCCTGTTTACCGGCGAGATCCCCTACAAGGATAAGTCCGAAATTACAAGCACAGAGGACGATTACCGGCTTTCCGACGCGGGACGGCGGCTGTTTGAGTACCTGTGGTATCAGATGCTACAAGAGAGCAACACCAGCGGGATCGGCTGGTTCACGGCCCCTGTGGAAAACATTAAAATGCACCAGCTGGCAGAAGCACCCAGCGCCACCAAGATTTCCGCAGCCGGGTACAGTTACGCCATGAACAAGGCGGGGCTGTCCGCCATTGTACCCACCACGGAGGACCCCAAGGCAGGCATTGCACAAATCTCCCTGCAGATCGAAGGGAAGTTTGCGGAGTGCGTATACCGGGGCTACGAACGGATGATGGCGGCCATTATGGACCGGCTGAACCTGAGATATTCATGGAAATTCTCGCTTTTTGGCACTCTCTCCACAGAGGAAAAGCGGATGGAGGAGGCCAAGCAGGGCATGACCCTCGGCATCCTGCCCCAGACCATCATCTACATGGCTATGAACGATCTTTCCCTGCTGGACGATCTGAGCATTTCCAACGCCATCAAGGCAAGCGGCATCATGGATAAGCGGTTGCCGCTGGTGACAAGCTACAATGCCAAGCAGTCCGAAAGCGGACTGCCGCCCCAGGCGGCCCACGATCTGAACCCCGGCGGGAGACCCAAGGGGGACGGAACCGTGACCAGCGAAGGACAGGAGGCGGACATTGACACCTATGGCGAATAGCCGAAGAAAAAGTGAACAGAGCACCCCGCTCTAAGCGGTGAGCGGGAGGAGCAAAGCGTTGCTGACGCCGGAATGACCGGCGTGGGCAGCGTTTTTTTACATCTTGAGAGGAGGAAACCACATGGAAAAACTGCGGGACATTTACAACTACGAAATTCCACGCTTTTCCCCGCTGCGGGACGCGGCGAGGCGGGCCACAGCGGCATACCAGAACGCCGCACGGGGTCTGGACACGCTGAAGGAGTGGGTTCTGGTGGAGTTTGGACTGGTACACACGGCGGACGCCATTCACCGTCTGGCCCACGAACAGCCCAAGCGGTTTGACGTGATCGGAGACATTCTCCACCAGCGGCACCTGATGCAGGAATACCCGGAGACCCCGGAATACCGGAAGCGGCCGGAGGACATGGACGGCGTTTTCAGAGAGGTGATCCGGCTGTTGGAGGACATTGAGGGCGCCTTGCGGGACTGCGTAGCCGCCAGCGAAGAAGTGGGGCTGTATCCGCTGGCAAGGGAATTTGAAAACCTTCAGATGGAGAACAGCAAAAGCTACGAGACCATGCTCTACGCATGGCAGATGTATGACAAGACCGACGGCAGCGCCACCAGCTATGACAACTGGGTGGAAAAGCTGTTTGACGGAGAGGAGACGTGACCATGCCGTTTCGGACGAGAGGAACCCCGCCGGAGCACGTAAAAATGTCCGGCGAGCTGCGGGTCATGCAGCGGCTCAGCGAATACGAGTTCGGCGTGGAGCTGTGGGTCATGCGCTCCGGGCTGAATGAGAATCATTGGGATTTCCGCAATATGCGGGAGCACTACCTGACGTTTGTGGGTCAGCCCATTCTGTGTGCTTATGTGGGCCGCAAGGTGGGGGACGGACACAATATGCGAGAAGTGCAGGACCCCTACACCGGCGAGAAGGGCTACACGTTTATGGACGGAACGGCGGAGCGCATCGTAGGGACCCTATCCGACGATCCCAGGGACTTTTCCATTGTGGAAGAGGACGGGAACGAGTGGATCAGGGCAAAGGGCCGGTTATTCCAGTTTTACGCACCGGAATTGGTGGAAAAAATCGTGCGGACAGGGCGCATGGATGTTTCCGCTGAGACCGATACGAAAAAATCCCACATGGACGGCGATATCGAGATTATTACAGATTGGGCAGGTCTCGGCGTAACCGTGTTGGGAGACGATGTGCCGCCGGCAATTCCGGGGGCGCGGATCAAGGCGCTGAGTGCCATGCAGGAAGAGTTTAAGACATTAAAACTGCGGGCGGCGTCTCTGGACCCCGGAAAGGGAAGCAACGAAACGAACAAGAGAAAAGGAGTGAACATCATGAGCAAGAAGGCAATGGAGGCCATGTCCGAAAAGTTCAAGGGTTACCGCGTGGTCGCTCTGAGCGAGGACGGGATGCACGTTGGCCTCGTGGACTCTGCCGGCAGCGCTTATACCTACGCCTTTAACGCGGAGGATAACGGCACCGTGGTGGAGAGCCGCATCAAGCCCGCTTATCTCACGGCAGCTTTCCCCTTTGGCGAGGGCGTGGAGGCTACGGTAGAGGTGAGCGACATCGTGGACTATGCCTGCGCCGCAAAGGGGCAGCAGGCGGAGGACGTGAAGGAACTGCAGGCACGTCTGGAAGCAGCGGAGGAAAAGATCCGCACCATGGAGGCCGCCGAGCATGAGCGCCGGGTGGAGGCCGTGAAGGAAGCTGTGAACGGCGCTTTGGAGGACATCCGGGCCTGCTCTGTGGAAGGCGACGCCGACATGACCGAGACTGCCAAGGGCCTGTGTGACCGGGCAGAGGAGTTCGCCGCCATGGAGACTGACGGGAAGTTCTGCGGTGCAGACCGCGCCGTGCTGGACCTGATGGCCGCCCACGGCAAGGCACAGACCGAGAAGCGCAAGAAGGAAATGGCCGCCAAGCAGCATTCCTTCGCATGGAACAACCCCAAGACCAACGGCGGCGAGGGCGGCGGCATCATGGAGATGCTGAGCCACATGAACGGCTGAGAAACGAGAGGAGAGTGAATCACAATGGCATACATTGAAAAGACTGCGTTTTGGCCCCGCGTGACCAACCGCGTATTTGACGAGACCCTGAACATCACCGGCAAGTTCCAGAACACCGATAAGGCGGACGAGACCTGCTCCGCCGGGTTCCTGTGCGTGAAGGACGAGCTGATGGACTGCGAGGGCTATGTGGGCGTCGGCCCCACCGGTTCCACCGTGACCATCAAGAACAGCAACAGCTGGAACATGAAGGCCACCGGAGCTGCCGTGAAGAGCGAGGGCGACGGCATTTACGCCTGCAACCCCTACGACGTGAACATGGTTCAGGACCCCGCCACCGGCAACCTCTACAAGGTTGGCGCCAACACGCTGGGCCTGCCCGCTCCCAAGGGCTATCCCGTGACCTTCACCAAGATCGTGTTCGACGGGAACAAGATTTACCGGTTCGGCATCGGCAACCTGTCCACCGCTCTGGGGGCCAACAAGTTCCTGACCATTGCCAACGGCCTGCTGGTGCCCGCCAACGCCGCGCCCACCGACGTGGGGACTCCGTACTTCAAGGTTCAGCCCACCGGCGGCACCTTTACCGAGGGCGCACAGAGCGCATTTGAGTTCGTGGACGTGCTGGCCTGCAAGGTTGACGCGGCAGCGGGCTGAGAAACGAGAGGAGAGTGACAATCATGGCAATCAAACTGAACAGCATCAATCCTGATGTGTATGACAGCGCAGCCAAGGAGTTCAGCAACGCGGAACGTGAGCGGGCCTACATCGTGACCTGCGGCCGTCTGCTGATGCGTGAGCGTCTGGGCCGGGATGAGCGCGCCCTGCGGGTCCTGACCAAGCAGCCCGACGATTTCACCGCCATGCTGGCGGACGGCGAGGGGCAGAACAGTTACAGCATGACCAACCGCAACCTTCAGAAGAACCTGCTGCTTTTCTGCGCCAAGCGGGTGTGCGCCCTGAGCGGCGAGATTCCTCCCGCTGATCTGGACGAGTTCCGCCGCAACCAGCGCAAGTTTATGAGCGACAGCCTGTACCTCAAGACTCTGGCCGGCATCGTCACCGAGATCGTGACCCCCATGCTGCCCACCGTTATGAGTTCCGGGCTGGGCTGGCTGGCCGAGATGACCACCGTGCCCATCGGCCAGACCAAGGAACTGGACATCATGTCCAACGACATCTTCCTCTTTGAGGACGACAGCTGGGGCGCTTCCCGCTCCAAGCCCGCCAACACCCTCTTCAACAAGAGCGTGACCCTGAATCCCCGTCTGCGCACCGCACGGGTGAGCGTGAAGTGGTATCAGCTGGTGGGCAACGATGCCGACATGGGTCAGTTCTTCAACGCTCTGGCCGCCGGTATGTACTCCAAGATCACCGCACTGTGGATCAGCACCCTGACCAAGATGACGGGCAACACCGCCTATGTGCCCAATAACATGAACTTCACAAACACCTCCGCAAACTGGGTCACTGCCGGTGAGCGGGTAAGCGTTGTGAACGGGACCCGCTACCGGAACGTGATGGCCATTGGCCGTCCCTCCGCCCTGACCAAGGCGCTGCCCAGCGGTGTGGTGAACGCCTCCACCGTGAACCTGGATGCCGCCCTGTCTACCATGCTGGGCGTGGATTGGGCGCGGTACGGCTTCCTGGGCGAGTACATGGGCATGAACCTGATGCCCATCGACACCGCCATTGTGCCGGGAACCCAGAATACCAGCGTGATCGACATTGTGCCCGCCGACAAGATTTGGCTGGTGCCCGCCGGCGGCTACAAGCCCATGTACATCGGCATGGAAGAGGGCACGCCCATTCAGTTGGAGATCCGTCCCGATACCGCTGCAGACATGAGTTTGGATGTGGTTGTATCTATGTCTATTGATTGTGTCCCCGTGTTGGCGTCCCGCATGGCCGTCATCAACGCGTAAGACCCAAAGCGGGAGGGAGGAAACCCTCTCTCCCGCAGATATGGCGCAAAGTCTGCATGAGGGCGGAGCGCAACAGAAAACAAAGCATCTTGTATCTGAAAGGAGCGGACAAAGATGGCAAAAGAGAAACGGACGGCCGCAGATGTGGCGGCGGGGATTGAAGCCCAGGAGCTGGAAGCAGCCGACCAGCCCTTGCGGGAACAGACAAAGGCTGCGCCCGTGGCAGAGCAGAAGGCGCCTGCGGCGGAGAAGGAACCCGAAAAGCTCTATACAGCCGATGAGGTAGCGGAGATCGCCAAACAGGCGGCGGCGGAGGCCGTTGCAAAGGCTATGGCGGAGGTTAAGCCGCAGGTGGTACAGGTGATGGCGGACACGGAAAAAGTGACGCTCCGCTGGTGCGCCCCGGTGGCGGACGATAATCTGGCTGTATTCGGCCCCAACGGGATGTACGGCACCGTGACCGGGAAAAACGGCACGGTGATGGTGCCCAAGAGCGAGTGGAGCCGGTTCTATGACGAGACGGCAAGACGGCTTATTGACCGGCGGTGGCTGGTGGTGCTCTCCGGGATGACCGATGCGGAACGGGCGGTGTACCACTGCGCATACCGCAAGGGCGAGGTGCTGGACGAGACGGCTTTCCGCTGCGCCGTGACCATGGGGGACAAGCTGCTGGACATCTTCGACGATCTCTGCACGGAGCATCAGGAGATGGTGGCCAAGGCTTACTATGACGCATGGGAGCGGGGTGAGGTAAGCGCCGACAGCCGGGAACTGCTGAAGAAGCTGAATGCGAAGAACAAGGCCCGGTATGCCGAAGAACCCAAGGAGGACCCCCGGCGGAAGGGAATGTTCCGCCCGGTGCTGGACGCGCTGAACAGCGCGGAGGCAGCGGAAGAGGACTAAGATTAAAAGGAGGAATTGAGCATGGATATTTCTGGATTTGGCATTGCAAGCGTAGCGGTCATTACGGTGATCTGCTACCTGATCGGCATGGCTGTGAAGGCCACCGCCATTGAGAACAAGTGGATTCCCATTGTTGTGGGCGTGTCCGGCGGCGTTCTGGGCGTGGTGGGGATGCTGATTATGGCAGACTTTCCCGCAACGGACTATCTCACCGCCGTGGCAGTGGGCATTGTAAGCGGTCTGGCCAGCACCGGCGTGAACCAGATCGCAAAGCAGATGAGTAATTAAAATTGCTTCCGCAAAGGGCTGGGGCTCCCAGCGGAAGCCAAGGGGATATTCTCTTTTGAAAAGAGAATGTCCCCCCGGCCCCCTAAAGAGAAACGCAGGGGGATTTCGATTTCCCCCCACACCCCCTTGAAACGGCACAAAGGGCGAGGGCTGCGGCCCTCTCCCTTTGGAAACCCTCTCCCATAGGACGGGAGACGGGGCGAGGACGAGGGGGACATAGATAGGATCAACAACCATTTTTTGATTTAAAAGGAGAACAAATCATGGAAAAGAAATATGCTGAGATCATCACTGAGGGCAAGGCTGCCGGCAAGAGCATTGAGGAGATCAACGAGGCCCTGAAGGAGGCCGGTGCCAACTTCCACCTGAATCCTGACGGCGGCGTGGCCGGGTGGACTAAGGACGAAATGCGGGAGGGCTTCATTCCCGCGGAGGATGACCGGAAGGATGGCCTGTATGAGACCGCCAGCGACGGAAAGCCTATCCGGTACTCCAACAAGGCACTTGGCGGCGGAGTCTACGGCACTGCCATCCCCGTGATGGATCGGGACGAGAGCCGCGCCGACACCACCATTACCGTGGGCCACTGGGAGCTGAGCTACGACAGTCTGGGCTACTGCTACAGCCGGAAGAACCTGAGAAAATGACCAGAGCGGGGACAGTTCCGCTTCAGGACCTCCAATGGGTGCGGATTTATTTCAACAGAAAACGTCTCCGCTCCACCCCAGCCAACCTGCGGAAAATGCTGGCGGAGGCGGGCGGGGACGCGATCTGCAATGGCTCCATTTTCCTACGGAACCAGCAGCCCGCCTGCCACCTGAAGGCAGACGGAAAGGTTTACAAAGCCCCGGCCTACCGGGCGTGGGCCATCAGCTGGAACACGCCCGAGGACTTCGGCGTGAAGACCGTGCCCAACGGGGACCGGAATTACATGGAGTGTGTCCACCTCATTATCGGCGGGAAGAAGATCAGCCCCATCCACTGCGGGGCTGATATGAAGTACCGCGCTCCCCGGACGGCTATCGGCACCAAGGATGGGCGGTTCGCCTACTATGTGAGCAAGGACCGGCGGACACCGGAACAGCTCCGTGACCTGTTGGCCGCGTCCGGCTGGGACAACGCCATCATGATGGACGGCGGCGGAAGCACCTGCTTTATGGACAGCGAGGGCAAGGGCTTTACCGGGGACGGACGGGTGATCCCGTTCTTTCTGGTGTGGAAATTGAAAAGCGGGGACGCATTTGAGCCAGAAGGAGAAGAACCTATGAGCGTAGAGATCAATGCCTACAGTAAGGCGAAGGACGGCGGCAAGAAGCTGTCCACAAACTTTACAGTGAAAGAATTTGCCTGCAAAGACGGCTCCGATACCGTGCTGGTAGCCCCCCGGCTGGTGATGGTTTTGCAGAGCATCCGCAGTCGCTTCGGCGTGACTGTGACCATTAACAGTGGGTATCGGACGCCGCAGTACAACGCCAAGGTGGGCGGCGTAGCCCACAGCCAGCACTGTTACGGCACGGCGGCTGACATTGTGGTACGGGGCAAGACCCCGGCAGCGGTAGCGGCTTATGCGCGGCAGCTGATGCCGGACTGGGGCGGCGTAGGGGTCTACGCAAAAAAAGGTTTTACCCATATCGACGTCCGGGAGACCAAGGCCGACTGGACCGGCTGAGAGTTTTGAACCGAAGGGGGGAACAGAGCAATGGCGATGCAGGGAGACTCCTATCTGATCCCCATTGTGGTGCGGCAGAACAATGTTGTGATCGAGCCGCAGATGGTGGAACTCCTGGTGCTGAAGATTGGCGGCATTGCAAAGTTCTACCCCGGCGGCGGGCTGACCTACGCGGAGGGGCAGTGGTATTTCTCCCTTTCACAGGAACAGAGCCTGAAGCTGCCTGACCGGCCCGTTGAGACCGGCGGACGAATGAAACTGCCCCATCAGGAGGTGGTGGGCTTCCGGGGACCGGATGTGAACGTGCGGAAGGCCATCGTGGAAGGGGTGATCTGATGGCGAACAAACACTCCACACTGACGCCGGAGACCTGCTTCAAACCCATGGTGATGGACATTCAGGACGTGGTTCTGAACGTCACCGATGGAGAAGGGCGGGTCTATCAGGAAAAAACCGTGGTGCCGTCCGGCGTCCAGCAGATCGTGACGCCGGATGCCAACTACGCGGCGCTGTCCCGCGTGATCGTGGAAGCGATTCCCAGCGACTACGGGAAAATCACTTACAGCGGAGACGTGATCACCGTAACTTAACAGTCCAACCCCCATATAAAACGGTTGATGGGGTCGAAAATTTTTAAAAGGAGACCGGTAACATGGCAAAGAAAAATGTAATCATCAACAAAGTTCCGTATGAGGGCGTTGGAGAAGTCAAGCTCCCCTTACAGGAGGGAGGCGGCAACGCCCGCTATGTGGAAACCAGTGACGCCACTGCGGCGGCCGGCGATATTTTGGCCGGGAAAAACGCATACGTCAACGGAAGCCTGATCGGCGGTTCTATGCCGAACAACGGCAAGACCGACGGAACCATTTCCACGGTGGACGGAACGGTTACCATTCCCGCAGGCTACACCTCCGGCGGCACCGTTCAGATTTCCGAGGCGGAGCAAGGAAAGGTGATTCCCGGCAACATCAAGGCCGGGGCGACCATTCTGGGCGTGGACGGTAAAGCCTCCGTGGTGGACACCGATGACGCGGACGCCACCGCCGGGGACATTCTTTCCGGCAAGACAGCCTATGTGAACGGCCAAAAGATCACCGGCACCACCACCCTGCCGACGATCTCGCTGCTGGATGGGGTACTGAGTATTTCCTAAATGGGCTTGCTCCCGCAAGGGGACATTCCCATGTCAAGGATGTGGGGCGCATTCTTTTCTGGAAAAGAACCCGCCCCACACCCCGGAAGAAAAGCACCAGGGCGTTCCGACTTCGCCCTGGACCCCCAACGGCACAAAGGGCGAGGGCTGCGGCCCTCTCCCTTTGGAAACCCTCTCCCAGAGACAGGGGAGGGGCAAATAACAGAAAGGAGAACGCTTCATGCCAAGTCCAACCGTCATTGTGAACCACAAGACATACCGCGGCGTGGGGCGTTTATCCATCCCCCTGTCCACCGGGACGGGGAACGGAGATTTCATTTACATCGGCGGAGATCCGGGAAGCCTGCCGCAATGGCAGGCGAGCGTGAAGATCGCAGGCGTGAAATACAACGCCGTACAGCGGGTAACACTGCCGAAGCAAGGCGGCGGGGAAGCCCACTACCTATGCGCGGCGGGGACCTTTCGGGAGTTTCCCGTAAACCCCGGCGGCAAAAAAATTAACATCGGAGACTATGTGAAGCTGGAAGCAGGGCTGTATCCCAGCGAAAGCCTGTACCCAAGCGCGGACCTTTACCCAAGCAACGTGATTCTGGCGACCGGGGCGGGGACGGACTCCGCCAACGCCGACGGCATTGCCATGAATGACGCGGAACCAGGAGGGACCGTGCTGGTATACATTCCAAAAACGTAAGGAGGGGCGGCTATGGGAACGAGTTGGAGCGAGATCATTTCGGACCATGCCATGGTTTTTATTGATGACGTGAGACTGACGGATCAGGCGGCGGAAAGCCCTGCGCGGTTCCTCCGGCGGATGAGCCTGTACATGAAAAACGCGATCCCGGTATTCAACCGTCCCCCTGAGATAGTGGATTACCTGAAGGAGGGACTGACGGAACCCGCCTACGGGGACAGTGCATGGGCCTCCACCTTGGAGAGCATTGCGAAAGAAACGAAGGTAGAGACGGGGATGACCGGCTACGAATTATTCTCCTGCGCACAGCGGGCGGAGCAGCCGGACGGGTCCGTGCTCTTAGTACCGTATGGAGAGGCGGTGTATGACCCGGAGACCGGGACCGTGACCTTCCCTCCCCAGATGGACGCGGGATTGCAGTACGAAATGGACTTTTACACCGACGGGGCCTTTGCCCATGACCTGACGGCGGAGCAAAAGCGGCTGTTGGGATTGTGCGTAGCCTCCGTATGGGACGAGCGGTTTTTCCGCAACTGGCTCAGCGACGCGCCAAAGGATCATGACCGGAGCTTTAACCCACCTAACGAGCCGCAGTACATGGAAAAGGGCAGCAAGAAAAAACTGCAAAACCGGGGGCTGTTGAATCAGGAATTGCGGAAGTATGAGCAGGACTGCCTGTACGCAACGGCGTTCCACCGGTCTATGCGGCAGATGGAGCTGATCTGAAAGGAGGGAGCCACATGGCGGACGCTAAGCACGGCATGAAAAACATCGGCCTTTTGAGCGGCGGGAACGGCAGGGCGACCAACGCTCCGACCCAATACCGGGACCGGAAGCGGCAGTATTTTGCGGATGCCACGGCCCGGTTTGTGGAGGAAATGGCTCCTTACGCCACGGACTTTGTGACGGCCCGGATGCAGGGCTTGGTTCCCGGAGACTTCTACCAGTGGAGCACAAAGCGCATCCGGTTCTCCGACACCACCAAGCAGGGCGTCAGCCTTACCCGAAAGACCGATGACCAGAAGGCATTTTTGGTGGCGGACGCCAGCGTAGACTACATCCCGGAGGGAGCCAAGGTGGAGACCATGGGTTCCTACTGGCTGGTGACGAACCCCTCCAACCTGTCCAGCGCAATAGGGACCGGGATCATGCGGCGGTGCAACGCCGTATGGCGGTTTCTGGACTGGTACGGGAACATCCGAGAAGAACCGATCCTTGTGGAAAAGTCCTTGGCGCAGGCCACAGCCAACGATTTTCAGGAAATGACCCTCATCATGCAGGGATATTTCAACATCATCTGCCAGCGGAACGCCAACACAGAGCAGCTGGACCAGAACAGCCGCCTGATCTTAGGGCGGCGGGCCTACCAGATCACGGGCTACTCCGACGTGACGCAGGAGTTTACCGGTGACGATGAGAGCACACACCTGCTGTATTTCAACGCCCGGATGCAGGAGCCAAACCACGAGATCGACGATCTGGAAGCGAAGGTGGCAGGGGGGAAGAACTTCTCCTGGGCGGTATTTGTCACCGGGGCGCCCCGCATGACGGCGGGAGATGCCTTCCAATTCACCGCTGCTTCCCGGCGGAACGGGGCCGAGGTGGAGAACACGGAGGAACACCCCATCGGCTATGTATGGTGTTCCAGCGACACCAACGTGGCCACGGTGGACAGCAAAGGCGTGGTAACAGCGGTAGGCGAGGGTACCTGCCAAATCACGGCGGTGCTGGACCAAAACCGGACTTACGGCGGGACCTTCGCCGTGACGGTGGAGGCATCGGCGGCAAAAACACCGGCGGTACGGTTTTTGAACGAGGTTCCCCGGTATATGGACCCCTACGATGTAGAGACCTTGGAGGCGGCGCTGTTTATCGGCGGCGTTCGACAGGACGCGGCAGTGGAGTGGACCTATGAGGGAGCCGCAGAGGGTTCTTACAGCGTGAGTGTCAATGAAAACCGGTTGACAGTAAGATGCTGGGGAAACAGCCCAAAACCGCTGACGGTGACGGCCAGATGCGAGGGCGAGAGCGTCAGCGCGGAGATCGAATTGGAGGGCTTGTGAGATGGCAGAGAAGTGTCCATACGCTTACAAGCGGCCCGGAACGGTGAGCTTGCTGTGTGAGATGCAGCCGGGGCAGAAATTCCCTATCTGCGGGCACCAGCATTTGTGCGGCGTGACCGGGCAGTGGGAGAACACGCCGCAGGCGGCCTTGTGCCCCCTGCGAGAAAGCAACCGTGAGAAATTCCAAAAAATCTGAAAGGAATGACGTATATGGAATGGAAAAAGCTGACGGAGGAAGGGCTGCTGGCAGCCAGAGACTATGTGCCCCTGATGGAAAAGGCGGCGTTTGCGGCGGAGTGCGCCGGACGGTGCTTTGACCGGATGGAAGTTCGGGTGGAGGGGGGACAGGTACTCCCCTACTTCAAGGAGAACGTGGAGCGGCGGAGCCGGTATCTCATGGGCGGATTCGTGAAGCTGTATCTGGGAGAGGACTTTGAGCCGGTGGAGGGAGAAACTTACCTTATGTCCGCCGATGACTATGACCGGTGGGCCGGAGGACACATTTTTAACCAGATCGACCGCATGAAGGGGAAAGGGCCGGAGCTGCGGGACAAGGCCTTTGACCTGCTGGCGGATTACCGCGATCTGGAAAAGATGCTGAAAACGGAGATTTACGGGATGCTGCAAGCCATGAACGATCCCGTGAGCCGGTTTCAGGACCTTGCGGCGCAGAGCATGACGCCGGAGGCGGTGCAAAAGACGCTGAATGACCTGAAGGAGGCCCGGAGCGCCTTTGACGCGGCCTTTCAGAAGCGGAAGGACGGCGCACAATGAGCGAACGGTTAGACCTCACGGGGAAAAAGTTCGGGAGAATAACTGTTATTGAATATGCTGGGAAAAGCAAGTGCAATCACATCCAATGGAAGTGCAAGTGTGATTGTGGGAAAGAAATCATTGTTACCACAGGGCATTTGCGAAGCGGGCACACCCAAAGCTGCGGATGCAAAGCAAAAGAATTAGCGAGGGACGCACACACTACCCATGGGATGAGCGAAACTCGGCTATATCGCATTTGGTCGAACATGATAGACCGATGCGAAAATCAAAATGTTTCACATTACTTTAGATATGGCGGTCGAGGAATCGCCATTTGCAAAGAATGGCGGAACAGTTTTGAAGCGTTTGGGAATTGGGCGCTATCCAACGGCTACCGGGACGATTTGAGCATAGACCGCATTGACGTGAACGGCAACTACTGCCCGGAGAATTGCCGGTGGGCTACCCCTAAAGAGCAATCCAATAATAAGCGGAACAACCATCTGATTGAATACAACGGCGAAACAAAAACAATGAAACAATGGTGTGATCAATTTGGGGTTAGTTTTGATCTTGTAAAGCAACGCATCAACAAATTGGGTTGGAGTCCGGAGATGGCGTTTTTTACTCCAAGCGCACAAGCAAGGAGGGCATAATGAACAGAAAATTCAATAGTCCTACGTATCCATACGAAAGAGTTATGCCGTCGTTTCTGACCTTCCGTGGGGCGGAGGAGATCCCCCACAAGCTGTTGACCTATCTGATGGACCTGCCGCTGCCGGACGGCTACGAGCCGGTGGATGACAACACCCGCCCCCGTGTCCGGCTGATGAAATATCTATGGCATGACGGGGCCAAGCCGCTGGGAGAGCGGCTGCCCACGGCCAAGGAAAAGCAGAGCCTTCTTTTTGACGGGAACGAGCCTGTGGTAGACAGCAGCACCCAGCGCCGCAAGCACCCGAAAGGGTATCGCCTTTACGCCCAGAAGTTCTGGGGGGAAGCCCAGACGGAGGCGAAAAGCATGATCAAGTGCTATCTGGGCCGCATTTTTTCACAGACGCCCTTTGACGCGCGGATCGGCATTACCTTTGTAATTGCCTGCAACGTGAATCAGGAGACCACCACGAAAACGGAGGCATATTCCAGAGCCTACGATATGGAGCAGTGCATCATCGAAGCACTGAACGGGGTGAACATAGCGGGGATCGGCGTGTGCGATTTTTCCCGTACCGCTCACGCGGACAACGGGAGCCGCCCGGTGTATGACCAGACGGGCACGGTGGTGGGCCGGGAACTGAAAATGAGCATCCATTGGGCGGAGAGCGAAGCCGCCATGGGGGACACCATTGAGGACTACTAAATTCACAACGGGAGGACAGCCACCATGACCATGGAAGAAGCAGCCGTAAAAATAGAGGGCCACGAGCACGAGATCAAATCCCTGAAGCACCGCATGGACGATGTGGAGCGGGATCAGCAGGCACTGATCAAGCTGACTGCCAGCGTAGAGGTAATGGCGACCAAGCAAGAAGAGATGGGGACAAAGGTGAGCCGGATCGATGAAAAGATGACGGAGATGGAAGGGAAGTCCGCCAAACGGTGGGACAGTCTCGTGGACAAGGTGATCTGGCTGATCGCCGGGGCCTGTATTGCGGCGCTGTTTGCCAGCGCGGGCATTACCATTTGATTTCAGATATCGGAGAGGATGAATTAAAAGATGGAACTCTCACGGAATATCAAGCGGGCGGCGGACCGCTACGAACCCATAGAAACCGCCGGACTGACCCTATGGCCTATCCGGGTATGTGAGCAGGAGGAATTTGAGCGGGCGAGACCCGCCATTGACGTGATCCAGCAGGCGCTCCCTGTGCGCTATGCGGTCATGCCTCTGCTGACAGCCTATTGGGTCATGGATCTGGAAAGCATGGAGCGGGGGGAGGAACCGGTGGGCCTTTTCAACCGGGCGCTGGCGTTTTTGGCGCTGGCGTTGCGGCTGGGGGAGGGCCGGAGCCTTTCGGACCGCATCCGCCTGTTTCATGTGAAACTTTCACCTGAAAACACAATGGATTTAAAGGGGATATGCTTTACATGGAACGGTGAGGAAGAAATCACCATTACCCCGGTACAATTCCAGCGACTCAGGGCTATTCTGGCTTATCAGAACGGCATTGAGTTGACGGATGAGGACGCCAACCCGGACCTGTTGGAAGCGGAGGCGGAGCTGGCCCGGAGAAACGGGCCGAAGCTGCGCCGGGACCCGGCCGGTCTGCTTTCCTCCATCGCCCTGTTTACAGGCTGTGAGGAAACAGAGATGGACGAATGGCCCCTGCTGAAGCTGAAACGGCGTCAGGAAGCCATCCAGCGGGCGGCGGATTATCTGATCTGCGGCATTTCGGAGGGCAACGGCGTGAAGTGGAAGGGAGGGAACCCTGTACCCCACCTTTTCTATGACCGGGAGCGTGAGGACGCGGGGGCCATGACCCCGCTGAGTCAATTTACCAACAACAAGGAACAAACTTAAAAGGAGTGTGAACAGACATGATCACTTTTACTGACAAGAGACTCTACCCTAAGGGCATTTGCTCCGCACAGCTTCAGGACCCTGTTACCGGCGAGGTTCTGAGCCAGAGCGACAAGTTCTCCACCGGTAACATCCAGTTCTCCGGCAACATCGACCCTCTGCGGGCCGGTCTGGGCAACGGCATCGCCACCATCATTGCAAGCGATTCCGACACGCAGGTGAACTTCACCCGCGCGGACTTCGACCTGATGAGCAAGATGATGGCTGTGGGCGGCACCGTGAGCTACAACGCCGTTTCTCCCGTCTGTCAGACGGTGGAGGCCACGGGCACTTCCCTGAAGGCCGACGTGAGCAAGCTGGTGCCTGTGGCCCAGTACGGCTATTCCTCCATTTTCTGCTACGTGCAGGAGGTGGGCGCGGCTTCCTCCTACTCTGTGGGCGGCGTTCCTTATCCCATTGACCCCGCCACCGGCGCCATTACCGGCTTCACCGCTGAGAGCGGCAAAAGCTACAAGGTGTGGTACTTCGCCCGGAAACCCGCGGCTCAGGTGGGCGTGGTGCACAGCGCCTTTAATGGCCGCATCGTCCACTTCACCGCGCAGATCGCCGTATACCAGAACGTGTCCGGCAAGAACAAGGGCACCCGCTGGGGCTGGGCCTACCTGATCGTACCCCGCCTGTATCTGAACCCCGAAGGGGCCAACACCACCGGCGACCAGTCCAACTACGACACCACCACCATCACCGGCCGCGCCATCAACGAGGACGCTGATGTGATCTCCGCCGAGTGCGACGCTTGCGGCGGCATGGGCACTTCCGCCTACGTGGTGCTGGTTCCCGACGAGGAAAGCGACGAGGTGGCTGGGATCGCCGTGATCGGCGGCGTGGTGAGCGTGGCTGCCAGCGGCACTGCCCCCGTGAATGCCAAGCTGGTTATGAAAAACGGGGAACTGGTGACGCCCTCTCCCGCAAGCCTGCTGAAGTACACCGTGACCGCCGGGACTGCCACCGGGACCACCGTTTCCGCCGACGGCATTGTGACCGCCGGGACTGCACAGGGCACCGGGAGCATCACCATCCAGTATCCCGCCGAGGGGGCTGCCAAGTACACCGCGCAGGCGGTTCTGGAAGTCACCGGCGAGTAAGGAACACACCAAAAACGCCTTATCCTAAGCGTTGGATAGGATGAGCCGAGCGGGGCTGACTGCCGGGGAAACCCGGCGGTCGGCCCCGCTTTTTGATCCCCGGCGCACGGGAGAGCATGAGGATCTCGTGCTTTGGCGTATGCCTGGGACCAATTTCGTGAGGTCACGAAATTGACGGAAAGGAGCGGGGATATGAGCGGGAGCGCATCTGCCAGGATCACAGGGCTGGACGAGGACATGGCAACACTGGAACAGCGGTTCAAGGCGGCGCTGGCGGGGGCCATGCCCACGCTGCGGGAGGATCTGGCTCAATGCCTTTTCGAGCACGTGCAGGGTGACGTATACGAAAAATTTGACCCAAAGGAATATATCCGGCGGGGCGAATATGGCGGCTTGGCCGACATTGACGGCAACACGGAGTTTGCGGTGACAGAGGACAGCGTTTCCATGGACTACCAGCCCAGCGGCGAGAGCGAACAGGTGGAAAGCCCGCTGAACGGAGACGCGCTGATCGGGCGCATTGAGCATCTGGACCCGCCCTATGACTGGACCAGACGCCCCCCGCCCAGACCGTTTTTTGAAAATTTTGTCACGGAGCTGGTAGAAGGCGGACGGGCGGAGGAAACGCTGGTACGGGCCATGAACCAACAGGACGCAGAATTACAGATCGAAGCCAACGGCTACACGGGCCGGGAGGGTGACGAAGGATATTGAAGTAAAGGCAGGGCGGTGAAGCATGGCACAAATTATCTTTAAGGGCGTACCCGATTTTACGGAGGTCCGGGCGGAGATCGCAAAGCTGAAGCAGGAGGTTGCGTCGGTTTCTTCCACAAAGGTGAATCTGAACGGTACGGCGCAGGGCTTGAACGGCGCGGCCAATGCCGCCGGGAAGCTGGCGGGGAACTTACAGAAAGTCTCCACCACCTTTGACGCAAACGGGCAGGCCACGCGGCAGGTGCGGGATTTCTCCGCACGGCTGGGAGAGACCACCCGCGTGGTGGCGACGCTGAACAAGGAGACGGGGGATCTGGCTGTGACCCAGCAGACCGTGACCCGGAACTACCGCCAGCAGGCCCAAGCGGCGGAGAAAGCCGCCGCCGCAGAACTGAAAGCCACCCGGCAAGCCAACGCCTATTTACAGCAGCAGGCCAGAGCAGCGCAGAACACCCCTTATAATCCCACATCGATCCAGCGGCAGATCGAGGGCATGGTTGGCATCGGGAATGCCGCCAAGAATGCGGCGGACAGTGCCGGCGTATTTGAAAGAGCGTTTTTGAACACCTCCGATAAGGTCCAGAAGGGCACGAAGGAGATGACCCAGGAAACCAACCTGTTAGGGGACAGTTTTACACACGCCTACCTGAAAATGCTGCAATGGCAAGTGGTGGGCACCATCGTTTCCAAGACCATCGGGGCTTTCCGGGATGCCATTTCCACCATGAAAGCGGTGGACGATGAGATGGTGACGGTCCGCAAGGTGACGGGCTTTACGGCGGAGCAGATGGAGGAACTGCGGGACCGGGCGTATGAGACGGCATCGGCCTACGGCGAAGCGGCGGACGAATATCTGAACTCCGTGGCGGCGTTTGCCCGTGCCGGTTACGGCGAACAGGCGGACGCACTGGCGGAGCTGGCCACCAAGACAAAGCTGGTGGGCGACACCAATGCGGAAACGGCCCAGCAATTCCTGCTGTCCGTGGATGCGGCGTATCAGTACAAGGGCAACATTGAAGCATTGACCAAGGTGCTGGACGGGGCCAACGAGATCGACAACAAGTACGCCACCAGCATTGAAAAGCTGGCGGAGGGCTTGGGGACCGTGGCTCCTGTGGCGGCACAGGCCCATGTTGGCATTGACGAGCTGACGGCGGCCATCGGTACGATCACCGCCGTGACCCAGCGGAGCGGCAGCGAAGCGGCAAGAGCCTTCCGGGCCTTGGTGCTGAACATCGTGGGGGACACGAAAACCGAGATCGACGAAGGCGTGACGTGGACCACCGGGGAGATCGCCGGGTTGAAGGATGTGATCCGACAGTACGCCTCGGCTGCGTATGAAGCGGCGAAGGCCACCGGCGAGGTCATTGACCCCATGGAAGCCATCGGGGGCCTTGCCCAGAGCATGAAGGACGGGCTCCTGACCGAACAAAAGCTGATGGAGATGGTCAGCGACATCGGCGGCAAGCTGCGGACCTCTCAACTGCTGGCCCTGATCCAGAACTGGGATATGTACCAGTCCATGCTGAAGGACTACGCCAACGCCGTAGGCAGTGCGGACAAGGAAATTGAAAACGCACTGGACAGCTGGACCCGCAAAACCAACATTTTGAAAAACGAATGGACGGAGTTCATCCAGAGCATGGTGAGCGCCGATGCCGTTAAGGGCGGGCTGGACGTGCTGATCAGTGCGGTGGAAGTCCTGAACACGGACATTGGTCATTTCGCGGCGGTTTCCGGGACTGCGGTTTTGGGAATGCTGGCGCTGAAAGCAGCGGCCAAGGGCGCGACGGTGGCATTTGCAAAGCTGTCGGCGGCGGGGATCGCCATGAACCCGTGGCTGCTGGCAATCGCGGCGGCGGCAGGGGCGTTCAGCCTCGTGTGGAAGGCGACGGAGGACTACCGGAAAAGCCTTGACGCGCTGAACACGGAGATCGAGACCAACACCACCCAGTTAGAAGAAAACAAGAAGCGGCTGGAAGAAATCTATGCAATTCCATGGCATGATCTAACGCCGGAGCTGATCGAGGAAAAGAAGGCGCTGGAAGCGGAAAACGCCGAACTGGAACAGCAGATCAAGCACCTGACGGCGATTGCGGAGAAGAAGGCCCAGACCGTGGGCGGAGCCGGTGGAACCACGATCACGTCCATGGGCAGCGTGAAGGGCTACGATGAATTTGTGGGCCGGTCCTTCAAATCCACGGAGGAAATGATCGCTCAGCTGCGGCTGGTGACGGGACAGGCCATCAGCACCACGGCAGATCTGGAACGGCTGGGGATCACCTACGAAACACTGGCGGACAAGGCCAAGGCGTACACGGACCAGCTTCAGTCCGGGCGAAGCATCCAACAGGACCAAATCAACGATTTCTACGCCGTAAAAACGGCGGCGGAACAGCAGGTGGCAGCCTACGAGGAAGCCATCAAGGCCAACGGCAAGCTGACGGACGCCCAACAGGCGGACTATGACGTGCTGAAGGCATTTCTGGCACAGGTCAACAAAGCCACACAGCCCATGAGCGACTATGTAGCGGGGCTTTTGAAGGTACAGCGGCAGGCGGGGAAGTCCGGGGACCAGATTTACGATCTGGTGAAGCGGATGATCGTTCTGAACGAGAAAAAGCTGAACCTGAGTCAGCAGATCGGGGCGCTGCGGCAGATGGCCACCGAGGCCGGGGCGGCCGCCTATTCCGTGGGCATGATCGGTGCCGCCAAGACGCAGGATGTAGAGCGAACCATCAAAGGCTTGTTGCAGACCGGAAAGGCCAAGACCTATGACGAAGCCCGTGCCATCGTTCTGAACCGGATCTACAAGTCCATGTTTACGGACACCGGGCGGGACAGCGGGACGGTGGATACCACCTCCACAGTGGATACGTCCTCCACCACATCGTCCACGGGAAAATTCACTAAGGACGCGGAGCTGGAACGGCTGAAGAACATCGTATCCCTGCGGAAGTCGGAGCTTTCCCTCATGCAGGAGCGTGGGGACAGCACGGCGGACCAGATCGATAAGATGCGGCAGATCCAGGCGGCGCTCCACGCACAGGCGGAGTATATGCGGCGGATCGGGGCCAGTCAGGCGGACATCAACGCCTTGTCCACGGAGCACTGGAAGATCACCAAGCAGATCGAAGAACTGCAAAAGGATCTTTGGGACGAACTGGAAGATGCCGTCAACAAAAAGCTGGAAGAAGCGGCGGATGCCCGTGACAAGCAGGTTGACGCCATCGACAAGCAGATCGCCGCACTGAAGGACGCCAAGCAGGCCGAGGACGAAGCCCTGAAGCTGGAACAGCTGAAGGCGGCGGTGCTGGAAAAGCAGAACGCCTTGCTGGAAGCCCAGAAGGAACGGACGGTGCGGGTATTCAACGCCGCAACCGGACAGTGGGAGTGGGAAGCCAACGCATCGTCCGTGAAGTCCGCGCAGGATGCCTATGAAAAGGCCAAGGAGGACTTGGCGGAGTACGAGCGGGAGTTGGCCCTTCAGCGAGAAATTGACGAACTGGAAGCCAAGAAAACCCTGATCGAAGAAACCTACAACACCCTAAAGGCTGAGTGGAAGCGGATCACGGACAGTCTGCAGGAACCCACCCGGACCATTGACGATATTCTCAGCGACATTGCCAGAAACGGAACGCCCAAAATGCGGCAGCAGGTGGAGGAGGTCAACATCCTGCTGGGCAAGCTGAACCAGTATATCGCAGGCGTTGTGAACGGCGGGCAGATCCCCGGTCAGCCGGGAGAGGTTCCTGGCGTGAACGGGGCGACCGGCGTGACTGGCGGTTACCATTTCGACTACACGAAGAATCCGGGGGGCGGCTGGACGCAGACGGAGATGAACGAAGGGTTTATTCCCGCCGGTTCCTCCGGCTGGAAGCTGGCGGACGGCAGCGACGCCAACCTGAACTTCAAGGACACAACGTTTTACGGGAAAGGAACGAAGGGAAAGTACACCGGCCCGGATACCAGCCGGGATGAAAAACTGGCGGGTAAAACGGTTGAGAAAAACGGCTATGTGATCACCTATGACGAACTTGGCTATGTGGTTTCCGCGACCAATGTCCATAAAGGAGCGGCCCGCGATGACCTGTCGGGAATTTACACCAAGGTAGATGCAAACGGAAATGAAATGCACTACGTTGGCTATGACAAGAACGTGGATTACAACCTTGCCATCAAGCAGGCCAAGGAAGCCGGAGCCGGACCGGGAGTAATCAAGCAGTTAGAGACGGAGCGGCAGAACAAGATCAATGCCATGTACGGCGGGGTAGACCCGGACAAGGGCGGCAAGCCATCCGGGGGCGGGTCCTCGTCCTCCAAGGGCAATTCTTCTTCCGGTTCTTTCAGCGGCGGTTCTTCTTCCTCCAAAAACAATTCCTCCGGTTCTTCCAACAAGGGCTATGACAGCAACGTGGACTACTCCCTGGCCATCAAGAACGCAGAGAAGAACGGCGCCAGTCAGGCCACCATCGACAAACTGAAATCGGAACGGCAGAACAAGATCAACGATAAGTACGGCGGCAAGGACCCGTACAAGAAGTACGATTCCGGCGGCATCCTGCGGGGGCTGGGCGGCATCAAGGCCACCAGTCAGGACGAAATCGTGATCCCGCCGCTGCTGGCGGAGAAGATGCTGGAACCCAGTGCAGACAGCACCTTCCAGAAGCGGATGAGTGAGCTTGGGTGGCTGTACGGTGCGGCGGAGCGGGGGGGCGCTATGCCGGGAAAGACGGTGATGAGCCGAACCAGCTATGACCACTACGGAGACAGCTACAGCGTGAACGGCGTTCAGATCGGGGCGGAGGCGGCCAACCGCCTGACCGTTGCGCAGGTCATGCAGGCATTGAACCACGGGGCCGGGAACTTGGGCCTCTACAAAAATTAAGGGAGGCGGGCGCATGGCATTATTCCAACCAACGAATATTTATCCATCGTCCCTTGGGGAACTGGGAAACGGCACGGTTGACATCACAAAGCCGCTGGCGGTGAGCTGGCAGGTGAACGGCAACTCCGCTATGACCGCATTTTCCTTGACGATCTGCAAAAACGATGCGGCGTCCACGCAGGTATACACTACCGGAAAGCTGACGGATGGATGCCCCTTCTACGGAACGGATTACGCGGGGAACACAATGCTATTTACCTACACCATTCCGGCCAGCGCACTGAGCGGGGCCGGGATGGTGAACGGGCAGCAATACAAGCTCATTATCAAGCAATGGTGGGGGGCGACCGACGCGGAGAGCGTGACCCAGCGGAGCGCATCGGTCTTTCTGGCAAGGGCGGACCCGGTATTGACCGTGGCCGCCATCCCCTCGCCGCTGACGGTGCGGAAGTACGCATTTACGGCGGCCTATTCTCAGGCGCAGGGCGACACGCTGAACTGGGTGCGATGGACGCTGCGGGCAGGGAACAGCGAAGCAGTTCTCTATGACAGCGGGCGCATTTACGGCACGGCGGAACTGCGGATGGAGTATGACGGCCTGTTTTCCGACACGGATTACGCCGTCCGCTGTCAGGTACAGACGGAAAACGGCGTTCAGGCGGACACCGGCTGGGTGAGCTTCCGGGTGGCCTACGATACCACGGAAGTCTCCGGCGCGGTGGTGGCGTGTCCCAACTGCAGGAAATCCGGCATCCGGGTAAGCTGGCCGGGGCTGTACTCCATCCCCGGAAATGCTGCGGGCAGTACGTCAATCTCCGGGGGAAAACTGAGCATTGGAAGCGGCGGCAGCGTCACATGGAACGAGGTGACGGGTCAGCCCATGAGCTACCCGCAGCCGTGGAGCCTTGTGTGGAGCGGAACGGTGGACGTGACGCGGGACAACCCCATTGTGACCATCGGCATGGGAGATACCTCAGCGGTGCTTTCACTGGGCAAGAGCGGCGGCAAACTGACGGTGGGGGGCAGCACGGTTTGGAGTCAGGCGCTTTCGTGGCTGCGAGAGACAGACCGATTTACAGTGGTCATTTCAAACGGGCGGGTGTATCTGCGGCAGATCACGCTGGTGGGCGGCATTTATCCCCTGACCACCCTGTTCCCGTCCGTCACTTTGTTCCCCATTCAGGAACACGAGGAATTGCGAGTCTTTACCGGAACGGCAGACCTGACGGGCAGAACGATCACATCGCTGACGCTGGGCGGCGTGCAGACCTGTGATTATCTGTGGGTAGACGGGGAAACCCTTTCTGACGGCGTGCTCAGCGAGATACTGAGCTTTCAAGGGTGGACACCGGGGGCGTTTTCCGGAAACACGCTGTTTCAGACGGATTTTGCCGGCGGCGGCTTACAGGCGGGCAACCTGACCTTTGCCGGGACGCTGACGGGCTTTGCTATTTACCGCTACCACGAGGGAGACGCCACACTGGAACCTGTGGCGCAGACGCCCCTTTCGGAGCGGGCCATCTGGGACTGCAAGGCGGTGTCTCAGGATACCTACCGCTACTATATGTTCGGCCTCGGAAAAAACACGAACGGCGCGGACGTGATCGTAACCAACGCCCTGATCTCCGATGCGGTGACGCCCATCTTCTGGGACTGGACGGTTCTGCAATGCACCAAGGACGCAGAGGGCGCCTATCACCCGGCGGCGATCTTCCGGTTCAGCCTGAATGTGGCCAGCGGCGGGATCAGCAACAACAATACCCCCGGCGTGCTGAGCAACTTCACCCGGTATCCCACGGTGCAGAGTTCCCCCAGCGATTACCGCTCCGGGACGCTCTCAGCGGCCATAGGACACGTTTTGCCCAGTGGGGAGTATACGGACACCAACGAGGTGCGGGATGCCGTGTACGCCCTCTCGACCACGCAGGACACCCTGTTCCTGAAAGACCGGCGGGGAGACCTGTGGCAGATCCGGGCAGGAGGGGCCATTTCCATGAGCACCATGGACGGCAGCCGACAGCAGGTGCAGACGGTGACGCTGCCGTGGGTGGAGATCGGCTCCGCGGATGGGGCGCGTATCCTGCTCACATCCAACGACGCGTTGTTTGCATAAAAGGGAGGCGATGCAGAGATGACCCAAGCGGAACGGATGAACGATTACCGCAAGATGCTGCGCCGGCCTTTTACTAAGCTGTGCCGTCTGCGGTTTTTACAGCCGGACGGCTCCACGGCCTTCGCACTGGACAACAACCCCACGGGACGCTTCCCTGGGGCATTTATCGCGGACGGGAGCCTGTCCGTGAATCTGAACAACGGCCAGCGGCGGACGGCTTCGGTGATGCTGGCGAATCTGGACGGCACGTTCGATTACAACATCAACCGGGTGTGGTTCGGAAACCGGATCGCACTGGACGAAGGGCTGGTTCTCAGCGATGGCACGGATTTTTACATCCAGCAGGGAGTCTTTCTGGTGAAGGACCCGGTGGAAACGCTGGAACCGGCCAAGCGGACGGCCCAATACGATCTGGTGGATAAATGGTCGGATCTGGACGGAACGCTTTTCGGCTATCTGGAAGGGACCTATGAAGTGAAAGCGGGGGTAAACGTATTTGACCCCATTGCAGCCCTTTTAAAACTGGACCGTGGAAACGGGGAACCGGTGGACAACGTGCCGCCGGTATTCACGGAATATTATAACGGCAAGACGCAGACCTTGCCCGACGGCTCTATGGCCAAGCTGACGGACGCACCCTACACCCTGCGTGTGGACAGCGACAACGGAAGCTACGCAGACGTGTGCCTGGGCCTTGCGGAAATGCTGGCGGCGTGGATCGGGTACGATGCCTCCGGCGCACTGCGGATCGACCCCTCTCAGGACGATATTCTGGACAGCGACAAGCCGCTGGCGTGGCAGTTCTCCCAAAGCGAGGCGGAGCTGCTGGGGACGGAGTACACGGAGAAAAATACGGAAGTGTACAACGATTTCATCGTCATCGGCGAGGCGGTGAACAACAGCCCGCAGGTGGCGGCACGGGCGCAGAACCTCGACCCGGCCAGCAGCACGAATGTAAGTCGGATTGGACGCAAAACCGTGCGCCACCGGGCGGCGGGATATTCCACGAAAAGACAGTGCGAGGACTTGGCTGTATGGAAACTGAAACGGTCCGCGGCACTGCAAAAGTCCGTCTCGGTTTCGTGCAGTCAGATCATGCACCTAAACGAGAATGAACTCATTTCCATCGTGCGGAGCGACAAGCCGGGGTCTCCGGTGGAGCGGCATCTGGTGCAGGGATTTACAAGGCCCCTGACATGGAGCGGCCCCATGCAGATTTCCGCCGTGTCGGTACAGGATTTCCCCACGGCCACCGTGACGGGGTGGCCCACCTGAACAGTGAAGCAGCCCGAAAGGGCACCGGATCAAAAGGAGGAACTTTTATGAAGAAGATTTGTTGCAGAAAAACGGCCGATAGTTTGGAGGTGGCGTAATGGCTTACGAAAAAACGGTGTGGGTCAACGGTCAGGCCCCGGCTCTGGATGCAGAGCATCTGAATAAAATCGAACAAGGGATTGCTGATGCGGTCAGCGTCACGCCGCAAAATCTTAGTAGCGTGCAGCAACAGCAGGCGAGGGAAAATATTTACGCTGCTCCGGCAGATAAGTTTCCGTATTTTTCCGTTAGCACGGGGACTACTATGGAAAAAACATTCGAAGTATCCACAAATTGGAGGACATATCTTGTTATCTCAACTTATTACGAGAAGCTTGGTATATGGATGGTTTTGCCAAGTGGGAGCGTAGTTATTCCAATTGTTGACAATTCTGCTGTCACGGTAACTTGTGAACCCGGTAAAATTCATACAAAGGGCGCTCAGAATGTCACAATAATTTATCTTGGCAATTCTTGAACTTGCTTAACTTAGTTGACGGTTTAGCTTCGGCGAATGGAAAATGGAAGTGGCTGATTAAATGAATCTTTGCGTCTGCTGCGGAGCCGTTATTCCAGAGGGATTGCAAGTATGTCCCATCTGCGAAAGGAAGTGGCCTGCGTTTTGAAGAAAAGACCGGAGGAAAACCCTCCGGTCTTTTAAAATTCCGGCCAGCGGCGCTCACAAATGGGGCACACTTGACGGCCTTCGGGGATGATCGCTCCGCAGCAGATACAGTATTCCATAAACTCAACTAACAAACGCATTTCCTTGGATAATTGCGCCACCAGTATTCCGGGTGTTATAAGAGCCTCCTATTTTCAAAGGCATATCATCCGCAAGCATGACCAAACCGCCCCAATAGGTATACACGCCGATATTGTTGCCGCTATAATCTGTTTCTTTTCCACCCGCAATGCTAATAAACCCACTCTGGAAGGTATTGAGCACAATATCCAAATTGTGAAATGCACAGTTCAGCAGCACAACAGATCCCTGCTCAAGAGCAGTAACGCCTCTGCCAATTTTCTCTCCGCTTGATGAAATATAACCGATAATAGAACATTCTTGAGCACTGACCGTACCCCCGGAGCAAATAATACAAGCGTTGCTGCTTGGCGATTCTGCGTTAAGTTCCCATTTCAGCTTTTCCATATTTGCCGAAACATGACAATTAGCAATGTTTATGGGTTTTGTAAAAACACAATCGCCCAAATTGGCTGCACGGAGAGTGATGCTTCCGCAACCATAAAAGCCTACTATATTGATGGTCTGTGAATACGTTCCGTTGAGAGTGATAACATGTTTCTCAGTCAGCAGGCGGGGAAGGGAATCGAGGTATGCCTGCAAATCCGATGCGCTCAGGCTTTTAGACACGCTTCCTGCCGAGGTTGCTTGTACCATAACATCAACGCCCGCGATCCCCTGTTCGATTTTATTCAGATGCTCTGCATCCAGAGCCGGGGCCTGACCGTTGACCCACACCGTTTTTTCGTAAGCCATTACGCCACCTCCAAACTATCGGCCCATAAACGGCAACGGCGAGGGCAGGGTAGGGCGCAGGAGTGCAAGGACGGGTCAGGGGATATACTGTGATAGGGGAGCGTTAGAACGCGTCTAAGGGCGTTTTTGGGCGAATTGAGGGGGTTATCCCGCAACATCGGAAATGAACCCGGCGGCGTTGCGGGAAAAGGGGCGTTTGATGTCCCGCGCATCGCAGAAGCGCTTCATGGTGGAGCGGTCAACATGGAATAATCGGGCCAGCTCCGCATAGGAATTGTCCTGCTCGATCAGAACGTGGATGGTGGATTCATAGTCGGATAGTTTCGTGTGCTTTCCCAAAGCGCCCTTGGGACGGCCCAGCGTGACGCCCTGACTGCGGCGGAGATCCAGCGCTTCCCGCGTCCGCTGGGAGATCATCTGACGTTCAATCTCGGCGGCAAGGGCGAATGCGAAGGCCAAAACCTTGGATTGGAGATCGTCACTGAGGTCAAAGCCGTCCTTGATGGTGTGGACGCTGACACGCTTGCTCATACAGAGGGATAGGATGGACATGACCATAAACAGGCTGCGGCCCAAGCGGGAAATCTCGGAACAGAGGATGGTGTCTCCCGGCTGGACATGGCGGAGCAGCTGGCCCAGCTTGCGTTTGTCCGGGGCCTTGGTGCCGGAGATGGTTTCCTCGATCCAGCCGTCTATGTGAAGCCCGTTTACTTCACAGTAATTGAGGATGATATGGCGCTAATTTTCCAAAGTCTGCTTGTCGGTAGAGACGCGGATATAGCCGTAAATCATAGTAATTTGTCCTTTCTTTCGTAAAACGCACGATAAAAACACACGCCCATGCGATCGGAACGCACGGACGTGTGTTTTGGTTTCAGGGTGAATGTTGAGGGATCAGGCGTAAAAGGCGGTGAGCTTGTCGGCACTGCGCTTGGCTTGCAGGTCCCGTTCGGCAAAGACCTTCTTGGCGCTTTTCCGCCCGGAACGGTCCATGAGCCGCCCGGAATAACGCTGGGTGGTAATGGGACTGGCATGGCCCAATTTAGCTTGCAGTTCATTTTCGGGCATACCAGAATTGAGATCCAAACGGGAGCCGACGTGGCGGAGATCGTGGCTGCGGATGTCAGGAACGCCGGTGACGGAGCGGACGTGGCGCTCCACCAGTTCCGAAAGCCACTGCTTTGTGCCGGCCTTCCATTCCCCGGAACGGAGGGTGCCGAACAGAGGGGCGGTATCCGGGAGATCATCCGGGCGGATGCCGCTGGCGAGGTAATGGCGGAGGGCCACCACGGCGATGTCGGGCAGGTCCACCACCCGGAATTTATCGCCCTTGCCGTGTTCCACGCGGAGGGCGGCGTCCTCCAAGTCGATGTCCACCGGGGTCAAGGCACGCAGTTCGGCGTTGCGCAGTTCGGTGGTCAGCAGCAGGATCACGATGGCGTAATTCCGGGGCCAGTTCTCCGGGTGGGTGGTGCGGACGGGGGAATCCCGCCAGAGTTTGCAGACCTGCTCATCGGTGAGAAGCACGTCATAGGGGCGCTTTCCCAATTTGCGGAGGGAGGGCATCAGGTAAAGGGAAACGGGGTTTTGCTCATAAAAGCGATCCTCGCCCAGTTCGGGGGAGCTGGCGTAGGTGAAGAAGGAGCGGAGGACCACCAGATGATACCGGACGGAGACAGGGGAGAGGCCCCGGTCAAAGAGGTGATCCCGGTAGGCTTGCATGGTGGTGAAAGTGGGTTCCTCGGTGGAAAGGCCGCTTTCCACGAGGAAGGAATAAAAACTGTTTGTGACGGCGGCGTAGGCGGTAACGGTGCGCTCCGCTGCGCCGCTGGCCTGCACGTTGCGGAGCCATGAGTCTAAGGCCGACATGACCCGGCGTTCCTGCGCAGAGGTTCTTCCCATAAAATCAGTCCTTTCCTGAAATTTGTGGGGGCGTATCAGGCCCCGGCGGTGCACAGGCTGCTTTTCACGCAGAGATCCACGCCCAGTTCGTCCACATGGATACGGTCAATGATGAAGTCGCCGTAAGCGGCCATTTCCAGCTTGTTTTCCGGGTTGATGTGGGTGGAGAGGCCGTCAGCGGAGACGGTGAGGCGGGGTACTTCTTTTCCGTATTTGTCGTCGAACTCTCCGAATTGCAGAATGGGAACAATATCTTTCACGGTCAACATAGTCGGTTTTCCTCCTGAATGTGTGTAAAAATGTGTAAAGGTCAAGCGTTTTCAGCGGCTGTAAATTCCAGCGTCCGGCGGCGCAGAATGCCGATGAAGATGGAGCGGAGCTTTTTGTCCTGAGAAATGATGGTAAGTTTCGTGACGGCTCTGCATTGCGTGACGGTAGCACCCGCCGCTTTCATACGGTTTTTCAGCCGGGTCAAACGCTGTTGGAGATCGCAGCCGGATTCACGTTCCAGTTCCTCATAGAGTTCCCGGCGGAACATCTGGTGGTTGAGGCAGAAATGCTCGACCAGGGCGTTGATGGTGTGGTTGGCGCTCTCCTGCCAGTTATCGCCGGAGGAAATGGGAGCGACATAGGCGGCTGTGACCTTATCCATTGTATCAGAATTGCGCTGAACCTTTAAGTCCAGTTCGTCTTGCCGATTTTCAACAGCCACAAGCCGCTGTTCCTGCTCCACCAAAAGGCGGGCCTGTTCCAAAATCTGCTGGGCGGGGGAGAGGGGGCGAGAAATAGTCTGGCGCATTTTCTCAAAGGCGGTGACATAAGCGGCGGTGAACAGGACACCCTTTTCGCCGGTCATTTTGTTAGCTACCATGTCACAGCCCTTTTTTGTGAGAAGATAGCAGGGACGTTCCTCTCCTTTGCTGTCGGTGTAGGTGCTTGGGATGAAGAAATCTAACGAACGGAATTTTCCGTTGGTTAAAAAGTTATTGTAATTGCTGACTTTTTCGAGCAAATCCGAATGGCGAGTTTCTGTAATCCGCGCGACCTCACGGCTGTCAACGGTCTCGACGCCGTTGTGGGTAATAACTGACAATTCTTGCATAAATAAAACTCCTTTCGATCGGTCTTGATACTTCCATTATCCCACAGCCCTCCAAGGAGGTTTTTGACAGGTTTTACGAGGTTTTTCACTGTCGGTGGGAATAATGGGGGTTGACCTTTCGGAAGAAGCGTAGTAGAATATTTACACACTCCGAAAGGTTGTGTAGGCTCCTTCACCGTTTTGTTTGCGAGACAGCCGGTGGGGGAGTTTCCTTTATTTTGCGTCCAATTCCATACGCACCAACTCGATTCCTCGATTGATAACGTCCGTTCTTGAAACGTTCAGCCTTTCCGCACAAAAAGAAAGCACTTTAGCCTGTTCCTGTGTAAGCCTGATTTCAAGACGGACGTTCTTCGGCGTTTCGATGGGTGGACGCCCTTTCCTTGGGGGCATAAACGAACCTCCTTTTATTGCCCGTGCATTTAATATATACTGTACGGGCAGAAATGTCAAGTATTATTTTTCATGCACGGATAGCCGCCCAGAGATTGGGCGGCTGTTTGCTTGGGCTATCCGATAATGGCGTTCCCGTTTTTAAAGCCTTTTTCGGTGGCGGTATAGGTGACAACAAAATCACTGCGGATCATGGCTCCATAGGAGTTTTCCGCATCCACCCAGCCTGTGACCATATACTCGCCGTTTCCCAAATGGGTCACGGTGGCGTCCGATAGCTTGCAGAATTTTGCGGTGGACGGGGCTTTCAGATAGTCCTCTACAATCAACTGTGCACAGTAAAAAGCGTCATCATCGGAATGGCGGGCGGTGTTCGTGTCCGCCTTTTTCGTATAAGAGCTGGACGAGGTGGAGGAGCTTCCTGAAGAATGGTAAGTATCGCTCGTTTTTGTTTGCGTATGCGTATCTTGAAGATTTTTATTTGTTTTCTTAGAGAATACGAAAAAACCAGCACAAAGGATGGCAAAGCAGATAAAAAGGCCGA